TGGTGGTGACTTAGTTGTCATTGATGACCCGCACTCGGAACAGACAGCAATGTCGAACAACGGGTTTGACGATGCGTGGGAGTGGTACACTGCGGGTCCCCGACAAAGGCTCCAGCCTGGAGGATCTATTGTATTGGTGCAGACCCGTTGGTCTGAGAAGGACATGACGGGTCAGTTACTACGGTCCATGGCTAAAGACCCTTTGGCAGATCAATGGGAGGTCGTGGAGCTTCCTGCAATATTCGAGAGCGGTGACCCCTGCTGGCCTGAGTTCTGGAGCCTCGAAGATCTGACCGCTGTCCGCGCATCTATACCCCCGAGTAAATGGAACGCGCAGTATCAGCAGAACCCCACGGGTGAAGAGAACGCGATTATACCGAGGGACTGGTGGAAGCGTTGGGAAAGGGAGGTCGTCCCGCAGTTGGAGTACGTCATACAGAGTTATGATACGGCGTTTAGTAAGCGCGAGACGGCGGACTTTTCTGCTATTACCACGTGGGGTGTATTTCATCCTGACGAGGGGGACGCACCAAATCTGATTTTGCTGGACAGTAAGAAGGGCCGTTGGGACTTTCCTGAGTTGAAGGAGGTTGCGTATGAACAATATAATTACTGGGACCCCGACACCGTCATCGTAGAAGCGAAGGCAAGTGGACTACCTTTGACACAGGAATTACGACAGACGGGTATACCTGTTGTAAACTTTACGCCGTCGAAGGGTGCGGACAAAGTCACTCGGGTACACTCTGTATCACCTCTTTTTGAGGCGGGTATGGTGTGGGCCCCGGACGAAATTTTTGCAGACGAGATGATAGAAGAAGTTGCGGCTTTTCCCAATGGGGAATATGATGACCTTGTAGATAGCATGACGCAGGCGCTTATGCGCTATCGTCAGGGCAACTTTGTAAGATTGCCTTCTGATGATTGGGAAGATCAGGAAGTGAGCTTAAAAGTACACTCATATTATTAGGTGTGTGAATGGCTGATTCAAAAGTAAATCTAGGCGCGGGGTCCCCGGACCGTGGAACTTTTAAAGTGGGCGCTTTTGAGATTACGCCTCGGTTCTTTGGTGAAGGTAGTCGGACAGGCAGAAATTTTCCGATAGATCTTCCAGATGAAGACGGGAACATTGAACAGACCATGGACCAGTTCCAAGGCAAGTTTGGTCTTGATTTTAGAACAGGTGACACAGAATTTGGTGGCGCTGCATCTGGGTATTATGGTCGCGGCGAAGTTGAGTTTTCGGACGAGCTACAACAATATGGTGCCCCGGACCGTGAAACTTTTGGTACTCGCGGCATGGATACGACGGACTACTCGGCTTACTTTAGGACGCCTGTAGGTCCAGGTATCGCGAGTGTCGATGTGGGGTACAACCCTATTACGGATGATAAACGAGGAAGGGTAGGATATCAGATGAACTTCGGACACGGTGGTGACGTACAACCAATGGGTATGACGGAGAGTGTAACCGTTACGCAAGTCATGCCGAAGAACGACCCACGGTCCGTGGCCCTTGGATCACGGCTCTTGAAACAAGCGGGCATACAGGGCAGCCCTGATATGTTGATGAAGCAGGCGGACCCTCGTGTCATCTCACAGGTAAATCGGATCATGCCTACCACATCCATGTCAGCGCCCTCTGCGGGCATAGGCATGTTTATGACTAAGAGTATGTTTGGATGACGACGTATCAGGTAGGAGTATATAACAGGTTTATCCGAGATAAAGTCCGCGCTGGTGAAGAGGTAGAACCGGAGCAAGCTGCCTGGGAGGATACGCATTATTTTGACGTTGAAGCGAAGAATGAGGCAGAAGCCCGTAAGAAGATTAGTTTAGAGTACAAGGAAGCTAAGGGGTTCGTAATCGACTGCGTAGACGTTTACAAATTCGGCGGGTAGAGCTATGGACCCATTAACTCTAGCAGCGGTAACGGGCGGGTTCGCCGCCGTCAAATCTGCAATCAGCGGTGTGAGGAGTGCCCTTGAATCGGCAGACGATGTATCGGCCATTGCTACTCATATAGACACACTCTTTAAAACACATGGCGCTGCGAAGAAGCGTATCAAGGAAGCGCAGAACAAGAAGCCCCCTTCTGCGTGGCAAAAGCTAATTAAGTTTCGGCTTGGCGAAGATGACGACGAGACATCTCTCGCTAACATCACGGCGGCAAAGCTAGCAGAGAAACAGCAAGAAGAAGACATTCGTAAGCTGTCTATTCAAATAAACAAACGCTTCGGCGCAAACACGTGGGATGAAATCTTAGAGGCTCAAAAAGAGGCTGTCATAAAACAAAGAAAGCGGAGGAAAGAAGAGGCAGAACGCAGGGCTGAAGAGAAGTTACATGCTAAAACTTTTTGGCAGAAGTTTTTTATCGAGTCCGGTAAGTTCATCGTCGTCGGTATGTTTATTGGGTGCATGATAATGTTTTTGTTGTACCTCAAGGCTAACAAGTGATGGACGGCGCAGTAGACATAAAGTTTCTGATTACGCTAGGGGGCATTCTCTTCTCCGTGGCTGGGGCCGCCGCTGTCGGTAAAATGCAGATTAGGTCTATCCTTGAGTCATTAGGCGACATAGAAAGACGGCTTAGAGAAATAGACAAGCGCATTGATTTTTTGGAGAGCGGACACGAAGTCATTTCTTCCAAGGTAAAAACGCTTGCGGAAATAAACAGTGTATCAGCTTTAGCTTCTCACAACCGCGAAACGTCAGAAATGCAGGCAGCAATTAAACAATTAAGGCGTGACATGGAGCGTCAGTTGAGCATGCACAACGGAGCGCATCCTCCCGTTGCCCAAAAACAAACGTAATGATATAAAAGCGTATAGCTTTTGAAAGGTACGTGATCCATGGCGAGAAAACCACAGCCCGTGGGCGGCTTGATGGATACCAATGTCCCCTCTCAATTAGATGAGGAGGATCTTGCGGCGGAGATTGAGGTAGAGCTTCCGGGCTCAATGGACAATGACGTCGTAGAGATGATCTCGGAGGATACGCCTGAAGAGATAGAAATTTACGAAGACGGCGAGGATGTCGTCGTTGATTTTGACCCACAAGAAATGCGCCCGGATGGCGGTGAATTTTTTTCTAACCTAGCAGAAGACATTTCAGACTCAGAGCTAGGTGCTATTTCTGGTATGCTTCTTGATGAATTTGAAGCTAACAAGTCTAGCCGACAGGAGTGGGAAGATGCTTATGCTGACGGTTTGGAATTGCTGGGATTTTCTTACAACGAAAGGACGCAACCTTTCCGTGGTGCAACTGGTGTCACGCACCCGCTGCTGGCGGAAGCTGCGACTCAGTTTCAAGCGCAAGCTTTTAATGAAATGCTTCCGGCGCGTGGTCCGGTTAGGGGCGTAGTCCTCGGCGCAGAGACCACCGACAAAGAAAAGCAATCTCAGCGCGTACAACAATTTATGAATTACTACATTACGGACGTGATGGAGGAGTATACCCCTGAGTTTGATCAGATGCTCTTCTATCTGCCGCTTGCAGGCTCTACCTTTAAGAAAGTGTATTATGACGAGATGCTGGGGCGTGCGGTTAGCCGTTTTGTCCCCGCAGAAAACTTGGTGGTGCCTTACGACACGTCTGACCTAGAGACATGCCCCAACATCTCGCAAGTCGTAAAAATGTCTTTAAACGATTTACGCAAGTTGCAGATCGCAGGCTTTTACAGAGACGTTCCTGTCGTACCAGGGACCCCGGATACAAATAGCGTACAAGATGAAATAGATAAAATTGACGGCTCGTCCCCGTCTCAAATTGACTACGACTGCTCTATCCTTGAGTGTCATGTTGATTTGGACTTAGAGGGGTACGAAGATACTGATGAAGATGGTGAACCAACTGGTATTAAGATCCCGTACATAGTCACGTTGTCCCTAGACAACGATCAAGTCCTGTCCATCCGACGCAACTACCGCGAGGATGATGAACTTCGTAAAAAGATACAATATTTTGTGCATTACAAGTTCTTGCCAGGATTTGGCTTTTACGGGTTAGGTTTAATACACACCATCGGTGGCCTTTCCCGGACGGCCACTGCGGCGCTCCGTCAACTCATCGACGCTGGCACTCTCTCCAATCTGCCTGCCGGTTTCAAGGCCCGTGGCATGCGGATTAGGGATGATGATGATCCCATCCAGCCCGGTGAGTTTAGAGACGTAGACGCGCCCGGTGGTCGGTTATCCGACAGTCTGATGCCTCTACCTTTCAAGGGTCCAGACCAGACTTTATTTCAACTTCTTGGTTTTGTAGTGGACGCAGGCCGTCGCTTTGCCACGATTACAGACATGAAGGTTGGGGATGGTAACCAACAGGCTGCTGTAGGAACGACGGTTGCGTTGTTGGAACAGGGCTCAAGAATTATGTCCGCTGTACACAAGCGGATGCACTATGCTCTACGTCAAGAGCTACGTTTGTTATCTGGAGTTATTGCAGACTACTTGCCGCAGAGCTATCCGTACACGGTTGAAGGTGCGGATGCGTCCGTTATGTCAGAAGATTTTGATGATCGTGTGGACGTTATCCCTGTCTCTGATCCAAACATCTTTAGTCAGGCACAGCGGATTGCGTTAGCGCAGACAAAACTACAGCTAGCTCAAGCCGCCCCAGAAATGCACAACATGCACGAAGTGTTGCGTGACATGTATGAGGCGCTAGGGGTACGTGACGTAGACAAGATATTGCGCCGCAATATTGAGGAAGATCCGTCTCCTTTAGATCCAGCGCAAGAAAATATAAACGCCTTAGACATGGTGCCGCTCAAGGCTTTCGAGGGTCAGGATCATCAAGCTCATATTATGGCACATATGGTCTTCGGCTCTACACCTCTAGTAGGTGCCGCACCGCAGATAGCAGTGTCGCTTCAGAAACATATCATGGAGCATGTGCGTATTGAAGCATCTGAACAAGCTATGGTTCAATATCTACAGCAGGTAGGTCAGCGCCAGGGGCAGCCCTTGAGTGAAGAAGAGATGTTACAAATAGAAGGCTTGACGGCGCAGCTTATCGCTCAAGGTATGCAGACGCTTAAACAACTTAGTCAGCAGGTGGCAAACCAAGGTCAAGGACCTGATCCGCTTGTTCAACTTAAAGAGCAGGAGCTTCAGATTAAAGCGCAGTCCGAACAAAGCGACGCTGCGCTGGATCAGGCAAAACTTCAGCTTGAGCAGGCAGGAATGGATATGCGGAACCAACAATTCAACCAACGGCTTCAAAGTCAAGAGGCGCAGACAGCCGCTAGGATCAATTCCGCAATGGAACGGGAAATTCTTAAACAACAACAAAATAGGAGGCAGTAATGGCTTCAGTAAAGATCGTTACGAACAAGCCCGGTAACCCCCAAAAAGCCGTTGAGTATGCGGACATTAAGGGTCAAGGCCGTGTTCCTTATGGTAAGTCTCAAGACGTA